ATACGTTCCAGTAAGTTTGGAGAAAGCGCACGTGGTGCGATGTAATGGTAGTTCTTATAGCTAAGACCATCCCACAGGCATCTGTAGAGCGCTGCACCAGCAGTAGCGATAGGAGCCGCCGCGACCGGGGTTTGAACCATTGTCGTCATCACGTCCGTAAACGCGACCCGAACACCCTCAAATGAGTTACCACCTGACACATCTGTCAGTTTTTGAGGGTTGCCCATCAATCTCATTCCAATTTGTCCCGCTTTCGACCCTAGGCCGACGGGAGCAGAAATGTAAGACGGAGCTTGGCTCATCTTCCCCATAGTCACTTTAGACTTGGAAGACTTTTCCTTTGATTTCGTTTCATTTTTGTTCTTGCGAACCGAGAGCTCCTCGATGATTTCGTTCTGAGTCTTACCCCCAAAAAAGGGTTTTTCCCAGAGCGCTCTCTTCGAATAGAGTTCGTTCGCGGCATTGATGATAGAGCTAACCGTGGCTCTAGCGGGTGCGCGTTGGACCGCACCATTCCTTCGTTGTTGTGTTAACATTGTATGGGATCCCTCATGTTAGAGAGAGACTGTACATCGTGAGACCCTAGCACACAGAGGAAATGTCCTCTTTTATAATGGTTTACGGAACCATATGATACTAGCTAACTCCGTGCAGTCGTTTGGCATTTTGGTTAGCACTGAAATATTAAGTCAAACAGCCCCGAAACGGGAACTGTTCAACACAGTTTTGGGTAGTTTCAGTCTCAAGACCCCATGAGGCGCATTTAGCGTCGCCCCAACGCTTTCCAACAGGATTGATCAGAGTCCGCAAGTGCCAAGTTGACATAAGCTACTCTGTACGTTTTAGTCAATTTAGACCAATCCTGAATCCTTGCCCACTTCCCATCCGGAACTGGTTGATCGCGAATTAAGTATTCGCCTTTACCAGGTCGGACCCACCATTGTTCAATGGAGGATGAGGAAGATGTTTCCGGCTTCTTAAGCCATTCGGGCAAGGCCCCAATTTGTGGAACGTGAGTATATACCCGCTTCACCCGTTTCTTAAAGAACGGGAGCACGGACACTGTTTTCGAACGAATACAGTGCCGGTGCCGAGGTTGGCTCTCTGTAAACACGAAAGAATTCAACATCTCTCTGTTTGCATAAGCCAAAGCCTGCTGGTAGCGTGTAGTGTATCCTTTTTGGGGGACCCCATTAGAGTCCCGAGGTTGGTTAAATCCCAATCCCCCGAGATCCTGGCTGATGAAGAGATTCATCTTGCCATTGTTCGTTGCTCGGTTGATCCAGCATTTATGATAATGCATGAATCGTCTATGTGCACGAACTTGATCTCGAGCGCCCTTAATACAGGCGTTGTGCCAGTCCCAAGACGGGAGAGCCTTTTGCTCGTCCCGCCCGGATAGCTTGGATTGTCCGGTGAGTAACCCAACATTAAAAAAAGGAATAGATACCCATTTCTTGGTATCGTACAATTCAGAATTGATTGTACAGTATCGTGGATGAAGGTAATTCTTTCCTACGGATAGTTTGAATCCTGCCTTGGCGATCCAATCCTTCCAGATCTCATAATGAACATTATTAGATTTGAAAAGGATATCGTCGCCATTCACCTTACAAGCGATCCTCCATAAAG